ATGGAACCGTCACACATTACCCTTCATCCCAACCAATTCAGCAAAATGATAGCTATAACAATCGAGGCCAACGGCAAACAAACTGAGTTCGATGGTACGCACTCAGAAATTGAGGTGAGAAAAACTCACCCTGATTATATCGACCTCTTTTTCACGGCACCGAAAGGAGAGAAAGTGCTGATTTCGTTTGCGCGAGTGCTTTTAATCGACCCCGAGGTACGCGACGAACTGCGAGTGGCAGCACAACACACCGGCCTATTCAATGCCAACAGAATAGGTGGGGAGGTGCGCGATTAAAACAAAGGCCGGCCTGCGTCAACAGGTCGGCCTTCAATCTTTAACACGTAACAAGTCAAAAGTAAGATGGAAACTTTGATTGCTGTATCAGCAGCACCAGTGGCTCCACAAATAGTAGCCGAGCAACTCATTCCACTTAGTAAGAGCAAGGGCGGTAAACCGGTGGTGCTCGCTAGTCTACTGCATCAGTTTTTAGAAATCGGAAGTCGCCCAGATAAGTGGTTTGGTCGCCGCGTGGAAGAATATGGCTTCGTGCAAGGTGTTGATTATGAGCGGTCAAATTTGGGCGAGAACGAAGCTGCTGATTACTTCATCACCCTTGACATGGCCAAGGAATTGGCGATGGTCGAGCGCAATGAGAAAGGTCAACAGGCCCGCCGCTACTTCATCGCCTGTGAGAAACGCTTGAGAACAATAAGTGAAGGGCCACAACTACCTAATTTCTCCAACCCTGCCGATGCTGCCCGCGCCTGGGCCAATGAGTTTGAAGCGAAGCAACAAGCACTAGCAGTAGCCCAGCAGGTCCAGCAGCAGCTAGTCGAGGCAAAGCCCAAAATTGAGTTCTTCGACAAGGTAGCTGTCAGCATCAATTCGATTTCCTTCGAAGATGCAGCTAAGTGGCTCAAGCTACCCGGCCTTGAAGGCCGAAACAAGTTAATAAAGCGCCTCAAGGAAGACAAGATTCTTCAGAAGAACCGCTCGCCTTACCAACGCTACATAGATGAACACTACTTCGAAGTCGAGGCACAGGCCTACCAAGCCGGTGAAAAAGGCAAGCGCTTAGCCAGCACTACCCGCGTGACGCCTAAGGGCCTTGACTGGCTGCTTAAGAAGTACAAATCATAACGTCCTCTCAAGTTTTTAACTTCTTACTTTTTAATTCCCATGCTCACCGCCACCATCACTCCTAGCACCTTCACGGCCACTACTCCTACAATCCATCGCTCGCTGCCCTACGCCGAGTATGTGGCCGGCTGTGACACGGACTCCGAACCCTTCCTGGAATTGACTCACGAATTGGGTCAGGTATTCGAGCGCACCTACACGCCCCATATACTGGCCCAGGCCTTGCGTGAAGTACAACCCCATGTATTGCTAGTGGAAGTCGAAGAAGGCAGCACCCTGCGCACCGATTATCCCACTCTTACCGAGGCTGATTTGATAGAGGTGGAGTATCAAGCCCTACGGCTCACTACGCAAGTCACTTGCTTGGCTGAGTAATCTCCCTAGTTGGTTTTGAAGCAAATTCCGCAAAACCAGCTACTTCATTTCCGCCTACACCTGCTGCCTTTTTCTGCCTTGCTGCCCCGTACCACTTACATCTCTGTTCCCAAAGGCTTAGCAACACAGGTTGTGCTTAACAACCGTGACCTGAAGGCTATGACGGTGCTGTATCAGCTCAAAGCGCTGTTCGTGGGCGGGGTTATTCAGGATTTTGGGCAGCAGGCCCAGCACATTGCGGCCACGTATGGGTACAGCATCTCCAAGCTGCGCTCCTACGTGGCCGTTTTGTGCCAGATGGGCTTGCTTACCAAGCCCCGTCGAGGTACGCTCGTGCTGGCTTCCAGCCGCCGTATCGCAGCCCATCACAGCTTGCAGGTGCGCGGCTTCCACCGGCTTCCCAGCACCCAGCTCACTGACCTTGAAACGCGCCTGCGGGCGCTGGCCCTAGCTGAGAATATAGACCGCCAGCAATACGCGCTGGAGCAAAAAGCAATCACCGCCACGCTTGTCAGTAGAGGCATCCCTATGCCAGCCCACCAGCAGCCTCAGCGCCTAAACCACCTCAAAAAGACGGTGCAGGTAGCGGAGGCCGTTGGCGCTCTACAAACGCGCTTTACCCAAGAAGTGGCTACCCTTGCTTTCGACTCGCGCAAGGCTGATTTCAATCCCTTCGCCACCCTCTCGCGCAAGGGTATTGCCCGCGCGCTGGGTCGGCACAGCAAGGCTACTGGCCTGCGCTACGCCAAGCTGCTGACCAAGGTCCAACTACTGACCGATGAGCCACGCCGAGTATTCGTGTGCGATGCCACCAAGCAAGAGTACAGCCTGATGCAGGAGGGGCTATTTGGCTTCGACTATTCTTTTCGCCATACCCGCACTGGCAAAGTAGAGAAGTGGCTATCTAACCTATTGACTGTGAACAAGCAAAACCTGCTTTACTAATGTCATTCCAAAAAACTGAACTAGCATTGCCAGCTCACCCCGCGAGGCGTGTAGCGAGCTGTCCACTGGTGAACAGCTCGCTCAATCAGACTGAATTTATTGCAGTACCACCTGCAATTGAGACTGCTTTGCAACAGGGCGCGGCGCTGGCCATTAGCTTGAGTGGTGGCAAAGACAGCCAGGCGCTGCTGATGCTGCTGGCGCCCTGGTTTCGTCAGTATGGTTACGCGGGGCAACTCTTCGCTATTCATGCCGACCTGGGGCGGGCCGAGTGGGAGCAAACGCCCGCCTTTGTGCAGTTGCTCGCCGATAACGCGGGCGTGCCGCTCGTAGTAGTGCGCCGGGCCAAAGGGGATTTAGTGGCGCGTATCGGTGAACGAATGCAGGCCACGGCCGGTACCACCGCGCCCGGCTGGCCTAGCGCTAAGCAACGCTACTGCACGAGCCACCTCAAAAGCGGCCCTATCGACCAAGCGCTCCGCAACCCCGCGCCCTACTGGCCCAGCAGTGGCCAGCGCTTTTGCACCTCGGATTTGAAGCGCGGCCCCGTTGATACCCAGCTACGCCAATTTGAGGTAATTATCAGCGCTGAGGGCGTGCGCGCCGATGAGAGCCCAGCGCGGGCGCTCAAAGCCGCTGCCGAGCTGCGCCCCGCCATCACGGCCAAGGCCCTGCGCGGCCTACCGATGGAAGAAGCGCTCGCCCAGCGCCAGCCGGGCCAGCGCGTGGCCTTCAACTGGCGCCCACTACTGCATTTCACCACCGCGCAGATATGGCAGGCCTGCGGCACTAGCGCCACGAGCCTAGCGGCACGCCAGCGGCTACACAGCATCGGCGCCACCACGTCTGCCCTAGCGGGCTGGGTAGGCCACCCGGCCTACGTGCTGGGCAATCAGCGCCTAAGCTGCGCGCTGTGCGTGCTGGGCAGCAAAAACGACCTACTAAACGGAGCCAACCACAACCCCGCCACCTACGGCCTCTACCTCGAATTGGAGGTGCTGGGTGGCTCCACTTTCAAGCACAACCAAAGCCTATTTGATTTACCCGTGAGTGGGCGGGCGGCTGAGGTGCGTGATGAAATATTATCAACTATCAAAATTGCCGCCTAACCTAAAGGGTAAGAGACGCTGGCCGGTCCAGCAGCCAGCGCCTAGTACGGTCCGACTACCCAGCCGGTAGTCCCTTCAGCCAGCAAATATACCTGTATTATATTTTCATCAACCCCTCATCATGTTCAGCAAGCCCACGCTCTAGCTGGTCCTGGCCCCCCGATGACGAGGCTATCCGCATCATCACCAGTCCCGCCTAAACTCCGGAAAACTCCGGACTTTTCTGCAATCGATACCACGCCTAATATGCTGACCCGCAAACCTTACCGCCGCAGTGATTACGCCTTTTTGGCCGAAAACTACCAACATGCCCCCGCGCCCGCCCTGGCGCAGGCCCTGGGCCGCACGCCGGGCAGCCTCTACCGCTTCATCAGCCGCCACCCCGAGCTGCGCAAGCAAGGCAAAAGTTAGGTATAAGTTTCTGGCATTGCGAACGGGGCTAGCGGAGCTTCGGGGCATGAAATTCTTCCTCATTTTCTTCGCTGTCGCCACCTTGGTCTGTGGCTACTTCCTGCTCACCGATGGTCCCGGCTCAGGCATGGGCTGGCCCACTGGCATCTTCGCTGCCCTCGGGGCTGGCGTGGCGCTCTACAACTGGCGTACGAACGGCTCGCCGCTCGACGACTCGACCAAGCGCTAATGCTGGCCTTGCTGCTCACCCACGTCGCCGCCCTGGCCCTGTTCTGGTACGCGCCCCGCTTTTGGGTAGCCCAGGACGTGAAGGCCTTCGCGGCTAACGGCTCGGCCGACTCGCTGCACGGCGTGTTTCACCGCCAGCGGCTCACCTGGCGCCTTGGCTTCCTGGTGCTGGTGGCGGGGCTAGCCTCGCTACCATTCTGGGGCCAGTGGTGGGCACTAGCTACACACTACCTAGCCCTAGCCCAGCTGGGCGGCGCCTACTTCTTCTACGACTTCAACCCGCGCCTGAGCCGGGCCCGCGGCCTCGACCCGTACTACGTCAGCTTCGACCCGCGGGCGGCCTGGTTTCCCGATAGGTGGCTAGCCGGTAAGGCGAAAGTCAAGTGGCCAGCGCTAGATACCATGGACCCAGCCAGCATGCTACGCATTTGGCAAGGGGATGCCAGTCGTGGCCTGGAGCGCCTCACCGTCCAAGTACTCGAAGCCGGCGCTCTGCTTTACCTAGCCCTACTCGCTGCCACCTATTTTCTGCAATGACCCCCAAGCAACTCGCCCGAGCTGACCGATTAGAGCGCCGCAACAAGCAAATACAGGACGCTTTTTACCGGCGCTACACCAATCAGCCGCGGGTGAACGGGGCCAAGCTCTACACCCGCGAGGGCGTGGTGGCGCAGCTAGCCGAAGAGTACCACCTGAGCATGGCCACGGTGGAGCGGATTGTGCTGCCAAAAGGGAACTGACATAATACCTTTGCCCCCACGGGGGATTAGCTCAGCTGGCTAGAGCGATTGCTCCGCAAGCAATAGGTCGTCGGTTCGACTCCGACATTCTCCACGAAAAAGCCCCGCTGGCGCGTGCTAGTGGGGCTTTTTGGTTCTACTGTGTAGATATTTAGCTAAGCTCTTGCATTGCTCATAATCAGCTTATGCACAAAATCAAAGAATAATTCTTTTGTGCTCAACGGTTGGCTAGGCTTAGTGCTATCCAGTATCCACCCATATGTAGAATCTACTACCGCAAGCTTGTAACTCTCATTTGTTAATTGCTTAGGCTTTTCGTCCAGCGAGTAGTTACTTAGGTTACCTCGGAGCGCTTCGAGATTCAGATTGTTCTGCCATGTTTGGACATGTAAGCGCAGGTCATCGAAATTATTGTAAACAGGAGCAAGCAGCAATAGCAACTGCCCCTTTGGGTAGGGAACCGCACGCTCGTCAATCAGTTGACGAATAGTGAAATAGTTTCTTTCTTGATAAAATAAAGGGCCTTCAAAGCGTAGTGTAATCTTGCTGCGCTTTGCATCTGGGTCATCATTAAACTCTTCAACTAGTTGCTTAAGGTAATTTCCCAGTAAACTGTAGTCTTTCATTGCCTTTTCCATTGCCTTTTCAATAACAGCGGGTCGCTGTTGCTCAAGGGCAAGTTTTGCATCCGTATCGTCAGCCATCTGCTTTAGAAAATCCCGCGTATCTTTTTTCATTTCATGCATGAGTTATGAGGCGAGCCGCTAAGGTATTACAAACCTTGGCTGCTCCACGCTATCCAACCCGCTCACCACCTGGCTAGCGCCATCATACCCACCGACATCTGTCAGCAGGCAGTTGTAGCCCATCGAGTACACCCAAATGCCCGGCTGCTGGGCCTGCTCCTTGCGCGAATACGTGCGCACCAGCGCCCCGAACGCACCGGCCCCGTCGAAGTGCTGCAAGGCCTTGTGCAGGTCAGCCAGCAGCTCCAGCTTCTCCAGGGCCTGGGCCCGCTGCGTGCTGCTCTGGTAACTGTCAGCCAGCACCTGCACGGCCAGCGTCACGCGCACCTGGCAGTTGCCCCGCTGAATGCCCTGGCCGATGTCGTGCCAGTTGGCCTCGTCAAAATCAATCAGCGCCACGCCCGCATGATAGGGTAGCGGGTACTCGGCATCGGGGTTGTCAAGCTGGCCCTGGTCGAGGTCAATCCAGCCCAGCGTTGGGAGTTGGGCGCGCAGGCGGTCGGCCAGGATGGGGTAGACGGTGGCGAAGCTGCTCATGGGGCATTATGTTTGGGGAATGAAAAACACATTTTATATAGCTGAACCCATCGCCACTCAGCATGAAAATCAGTCACACCTCGTTTCATACCAAACCATGCAAGCATGGATGGACACGTTGCCTCAATTTCAAACAAGTGAGGAAAGAGAAAGAAGCGGGTACACAGCCTTATGCGGAAGGCAGCTAGTGGATAAGCAAACCAATGCGATGGAATGTCTTTTTGAGGGTGGACAAATGCAAGTAGATAAAAAGCCTGTCACCACGCTTGATAAGAATATTTGTGCTGCGTGCCTGCAAAAGCTAGCTACTTCAGCAGCCCAGTAATGCCGGCGCTGATTTTCTTGGTTAATTTATCCTTCGCACTACGCCCCAGCGTAATGAACGGCCGCGCGGGGTGGCGCTTGCCCGCGCCTTCCTGCTGTACCTCAGCGTAAGGCTCCGACGAGCCCACCGTGACGGTGGTAGCCGTCGTGGCCACGATGCGCACCGAGCGGCGGAGCCGGCCTGTCTTCACCAGAATGGCGCGCTGCCTGGGGTTAATGCGTCGGGGCCCGCGCTGGCCGCCCTTGCCTTTACGGCCGGGCAGCGTGTCGTGCACCAGGCGCGGCGCCCAGGGTACCACGGCGCCCGCGTCGTTCTCGTAGCCCTGGCGCCGGAAGTTGTCGGCACTCTCCAGCACCACGGCCTTGCCCATCTCGCGGGGCACCGTGCGTAGGTAGCCCCGCAGCTGCTGGCCGAAGCGTTCTAAGTCGTTGGAATGGCTCATGCGGTTGTTACTTTAGCAACATGGAATCGAAATTGATTGCTGAATTTGTAGCAGACGCCAACAATAAGTTGCTGCAAGCCGCAGAAAAACGGGTTTGCCAGGCCTTGTGGCTGCTTAACCAAGCGTCCTCTGTGGAAGCCGCCAAATCCCTTTTTCCGCGCATAACGGCCGCATCCTACCCCCTGGGTTACTGTGCTTACTTCCTCGACTACGACACGAAACAGGAGTTGCTGGTGTGTGTGGCGCACCCGCTAGAGTCAGAAATACCTCCAATAACGGGGGCCGAATCGCTGAACTTTCGGATACATCAGGCATACTCCTGGGGCGAAGAAGCCACTGTCTTACTGCGAGAAGTGCTTTCCCGAGCCAACCCAAACGACTAGCGAGTGACTGGCTCATAGCTGGCTCTCAATTTTGCGCGCCTCGTGGGCAGGCAATTGAAAATACGGGTGGTCGGCCCCGAAAATGACGCCCGTCTTGCCCACATTCTCCCGAAAACCCTCGGCCGCTTCCGGCAGGCCCGGCAGCTCATGCGCCGGCGTAGCCGTAGCGTCGCTGTCGAGCTCGGTAGCCGAGCACCGGCAGTTCCAATCCAGCGGCGGGTAGTGGTCATCCCAAAAGGGGTCATCGTGCGGCCGGGTAATGCCATCAAGCGCGGCGTGCTCTTCGCGCACACGGTTATCGCCTACCGTGTCGTAGCGAATCTGGCTACTAGCGTCAAACTCGCTCCACTTGGCTGCCATCTGGCTGCTGGCAATCGCCTGGTTGTACTCGGTGCGCAGGTAGTCCACGTTGTAGAGCTGGTTTACCTCCAGCGCATCGGCCCGGAACTCGGCAAAGGGCCGGATATTACCCTTAGCGTCGGTCAGCTTCTCGCTCATCGCCCGCTGCACGGCCGCCGTTTTGAAGCCCGAGAACTTCTGCACGTTGGCCAGCAAATAGCCCCGCAGCTTCTCATCCGCTACCCCGAAGCCCAGCTGCACGGCGTCTTCGAGGTGCGCCCGCAGGTAGTGATACAGCGGCTGGTCGATGGTGCCGTTAAAGAGGTCGCCGCTGTGAATGGCTTTTATCAGCCGCTCGGCCAGCTTGTTGAGCTTGCCCGAGTCGCCGGCGGCTGCTTGGACACCCTGTCTAAGCTGTGTCCAAGTAATGTCCGAGCAGCGCGGGCAGGCGTGGGCGTAAAGCGCGCTAATCTGGCTGCTTAGGCTCGCCGTCGGTGCCTGCGGGGTCTTCGCCGGTTGGGTCGGGGTCGGCGGCCCCTGGGGCTTTCCCGGCGGCAGCGGGGGGGCAATCGCTGGCTCCGGCTTATCCTCCAGCACCACGCCAAAGGTGTCCTCTAGGTACTGCTTGCTCACCTGGTAGCCGCTGTTCTGCATGATGCCCTGCACGATAGCAAACTGCTCGGTCTTGCTCAGCGTCTCCGTGTCGTCGAACGCAAACTCGTAGCCCGCCACCGCATAGCCGTGCACCAGCAGGAACGGCAGCAGCGTTTCGTTCACCCACTCGGCTAGCCAGGTCGCATCGTCCTTGGTGTAGGCATCGGCCACGCGCTCGTGCACCTCGCCCTGGCTGCGGCTGCTGCCCGAATCGGTGGTCATGGTCTGGCCCAGCACCAGCTTCGACAGCTCCGAGTTGATGCGGTTGATGAAGGTGTCGAAAATCTTGTCATTGCCGGGGGCGGGGGCAATAAAGTCAATCTTGGCGCCTTCCGGAAAGATGCCGTAGCCCGCCTGGCCCATCGTGGCCATCATCGTGTTGCAGGCATCCATCTGCGGCCCGTCGAGCGTGCCGCTCACGGCCCGGTAGGGCGTGCCGAACATCTCCGTGAAGTCGCTCCACGCGGCTAAAACGGTTTTTTTCCAGATAACCGGCGGGGCAGCCTTGAGCAGTAGCCCCAAGTCGTGGCGGCTGCCAATTTCCAAAATCCAGGGCGCATACTCGGGGTCGTTGGCGTAGTCCACGCCCACAATCATGCCCGGCATCGAGCGCACCAGGTGCGCCTCCGGAAACACGTACTGCCGGTTGATGAGCGTGACCCGGTGAAACTCGCCATCGACGGGCGTGGCGAATTCGACCAGGCTGTGGCCGTAAAACTTACTATCCAGCGCGTGCTCGCAGAGCTGGCGGAACCAGGGCCGCTGCAGCAGCTTGGTGAGCTTCGGATTCTCCTGGCCGGCGCTGTCCACCAGCTTAAATGCCTTGCCCAGCACGTTGATTTTGCGCGTTTGCAGCACGCTCGTCAGGTGCGGGTCGAGCACCACGTCGGCGTAGATGGAGAGCAGCTGCACGCGCTCGGGATAGTAGACGTTCTCCGCCCTGTCCAGCGCGTCGCGCCATTTCTGCACGTCCTGCTTGAGCCGGCGCACCTGCACGGGGTACACGGTTTCGAGCACCGAGCCGGGGCTAGCCCCGAAGCCGGCCGGGCCGGCGGTCTGAATCGATTTGCTGAAGGGGTTGAGCGCTTGGCCCAACGACTTGAAAAGATTGGCCATTAGTATGCGCTGTTAAGCAGTTTCGGGTTGGAGCCGCCACGGGGCAGGATACTGCCCGTGTCCTGGGTGCCATCGGGCAGGGTAAGCGTTTCCAGCGGCAGGCCGCACGAAAGCGCACCCTTCCGGACCATCTTGAGCCAGTCAATGGCGTGGTCGTAGCGGTCCTGGCGAATGGTGGGCACGTTGCGGGGGTTCTGGCGGCTGTGCATGTGGTAGAGCGCCATATCCACCAGGTACATCACGATTTGCGGGTTGCGCTGGTCGGGTTGGGCCGGCACCGCGGGCGTGGTGCCGCTGGCGGGCACGGCCGCCACCGCGCCCAGGGCGCCGAATACCTTGGCCACGTCGAAGCGGCCCCGCAGGTAGCTCTCCATCTCGGTCTGGGCGGCTAGCGCGGCTTTGCTCAGCAGCACGTCGTTGCCGTCGGTGAGCAGGCCGCGAATCTCGTCGCGGATTTGCAGGCCGTAATCGTCGGGGGTCAGGAAGCTCATTTTTTAGGGCGTAAAACGTGGGCAATAGCGGCAGCCAGCTCGCAGAGGGCGCAGGGGCTCATGTCAGTAGGTGGCTTTGCTGGCGGATGGGAGAATAAGCGTAGGCAGCGGGGCGGCCTCCTTTTTGTGGAAGCGCTGCCACTGTTCCTTAAAAGCACTGGTGTAGAAGTAGTCGCAGGTGTCGGAGGTATGGCCGAACTTCTCGAAGGTGACCCCCGTGTTTTCGTCCTTTGTTGTTTCCTTGAGCTTGGTGCCGTCGGGCGCTTCTTTTAGGTAAATCAGGTCGCCGATGGTGTTCGTGCAGCCTTCATCGAAGAGGAATTCCAAGCCGTCCAGCTGGCGCTCCAACACGGCATTAATCCACTCCCCACGCACGGCCACGGGCGGCGCTTTGGTGGCCACCCGGCTCTGCGGCCGGAGCTTGGCCAGCGCCTTGAGAATGATGGAATAGTCATTGGTGCCTTCCTCACTCCGGGTGTCGCGCTTGTTGCCCGAGGGGTCGCCGTAGACGAATACGCCGCCCGCGTGCTGGCCAAAGCGTGACTTTAGAAAGGCCTCGCACACCTTGCCGGTGCTGTTGTTGGGGTTTTCCAGGCAGAACTCGGCCAGCTGTACGCTGCGCTTGCCAAAAATCTGGTGCACCGTGAGCGTGTTGTAGGGTATCACGTTCTGGTCGAAGCTCAGGTGCAGCGCCAGGTCGGGGTCGTAGAGGCCGGCAAACTTGCCGACGTGCTTGGCCCGGTCGAAGTGCTTGTAGAACTCGCCGCCGGCCCGCGCAAACGGGTCGCCGTATATCAGCATACCGTGCTTGTCCTTGCCGACGTTGGCGAATTGGTTATCGATGTAGTTGCTCGGCAGGTTGTGGCGGTTGAGGTGACTGGCGCTGATAGTCACCAGTTTATTGCCCACTTCCTTGCGGAAATATTGCGGGGGCAGGTAGATAGTGGCCTTGATTTCGGTCTGATACTGGTCGAGGCTGAACCACTCGTTAATCCACGGCACCTTGGCCGGCGAGGTGAAGATGTAGAGCGGATTGAAGGGCTCGGGCGTGGGCTCACCCACCAGCTCACCGGCCTCATTCACGTAGAGGCCCGGTTGGCGCAGACGGCCCACAATCACTTCCTTCACGGCCACCTCCTTCGTGTCCTTGGTTTCGTCGAGCATTGCCCAGCCGATTTCCATGCCATCGAGCGCCTTGTAGTTATCGAGCGAGCCGATGTAGACCACGGCGCCCCAGCTGAAGCTCATGATGTTGTTGTAGCTGTCGAACTCGTAGAAGGTGGTGAAGTGGGCTGGCGGCTGCTTGCCGACCACGAAGTGCCCGGTTTTCTTCTTTTCATCGTACTCGGTGACGCCAAATTCCTGCTTCCACACCTCCCGGATGCGGAACAGCGTGGAGCGGCTGAGCTGCGAGTAGGTGTTGGCCGCGATGAGCCCGCGCAGGCGGGGAAACTGCGAGAGATAGAGATAGGAGATGACGCCCGCCAGGTGGGTTTTACCGCTGCCCTGACCGGCCAGAAACAGGTTGACCTGCTTGCGGCTCTCCAAAATATCGCACTGAGGGTCAGAGAGCGTTATCATTCGGGGCCTGGTAGCGTTGAACTTGAATGATGGCGGGCGGCCCCGGATTCTTGATTTCGCCCGAGTGCTTCACCTCCTGCTTTTCGCTCAGCCCTTCCACGGTCTGAAGCCAGAGCTTGGCCGCGGCGGCGTCGGGCGGGTAGTGCTCGGTGTAAGGTATCTGCTCTACAACCGAAGCCATCCCTTTCCCCTGTGAGACTGCCAGAATCTTGACGGCCCGGTGCGAGTAGCCCACCGCCCGCGCGTGCAGGGCCAGCAGCACGTCGCCGGTGAGCTGCTGGTACACGTTGGCCTTACCCGAGCCCAGCGGAATGCGCTCGCGGTGGGCCTTCACGGTCTTATCGCTCAAGCCCGTGGCCGCCACCAGGTCCTGCACGGTGGGCGGCATCTTGTATTTTTTGAGGTGCGCCACCATCGCTTTGCGTACCAGCGCGCTATTGCGCAGGCGGTCTTCGCGCTCGGATTTGGTTTTGGGCGTTTTCATAGGCCCGAAGTTGCGGGCGGGCCCAAAAGGAGCCGAAATTCTTTTCCGTCATGCCGGAAAAAAGCGGCATGATGCCGGAAAAAAGCGGCATGACGGAAGTAAAATCCGGGGCCCGTTTGGCCAGGCGAGAAGTTTGGGCTAGCAATTCCGCTCGCCCCCGCAATGGCCCAACCCACGCTCCAGATTTACTCCGCCATCGGCGTCAACGCCCAGGACGGCACCGGCCTCTCGGCCGCGCAGTTCGGGGCGCAGCTGGCCCAGGCCGAGGCCACGGGCGAGAAGCGGGTAGCTGTGCGCATCAATAGCGGCGGGGGCAACTGGCAGGAAGGCCAGAGCATGTACGACCTGCTCAAAGCCTCGGCCCTCAAGGTCGATACCTACTGCGTGGGCCTGGTGGCCTCGGCCGCTACGCTGCCCTTCATGGCCGGCAACAAGCGCCTGATTGCCGCCCACGGCAAGCTCATGATTCACGAGTGCGCCAGCGTGGCCCAGGGCCAGGTGGCCGACCTCGAAAACGCCATTGCCCAGCAGAAGGCCATCAACGACAGCATGGCCCAGCTCTACGCCAGCGTGAGTGGGCAAACGGTCGAGAAGTGCGCCGAGCTGATGAAGGCTACCACCTACCTCGACTCCGAGCAGGCCGTGGCCCTGGGCTTCGCTACCGGCATCATGCCCGACACCCAGGCCACTCAGGCGCCGCCGGCCGACATGCCGGCGGCTTCGCTCCATTCTTACTACGCCACTATCCTCAGCGCCGCTGATATGAAGAACCTGTTGATTCCCATTTTCGCCGCGGCCGGTATGCTGACCGTGACGGCCAGCACGTCGGATGCCGACGTGGCCACCGCCGTGCAAGCCGCCTTCACCGAGAAGGACAAGGCTAAAAAAGAAGCCGACGAGGCCAAAGCTGCCCTGGCTACGGCTACCGCCGCGCTGGCCGCCGCTGAAAAGAAATGCGCCGACATGGAAGAGGAAGACGCCAAGGCGAAAGCCGAAGCCGCGACCGCTGCCGTCACGGCCCTGGTCAAGTCGGCTGTGAGCGCTGGCAAAATCACCGCCAGCATGGAAGCCACCTACACCACCCTGGCTACGGCCGACCTGGCCAGCACCAAGGCGGTGCTCGACGCTATGCCGGCGCGCAAGTCGATTGCCGGCACCATCACCAACGTGGAGGCCAGCGCCGATACGAAAGTGATTCCGCTGACGGCCGGCGGCGCAATGGCCGAAATCCAAGCGCGCCTGGCCGGCGCCACCATTTAATCACCTCTAATTCCTCCTCTCGGAAATCATGGCTGATACGCTTGTAATCCAAGACACCACCTACGCCGGCGAAGCTGCTGCGCAATTCGCCGTGAAGGCGGTGGTAGGCAACGAAATTGTGCAGGGTGGCCACGTCTACGTGCGCGACGGCATCAAAAAGGCGCTGACCATTCCCCGCATGGTGGTGGGCAACGTCATTCAGGACCGGAAGCCGACCCCGGATACGAGCCTGGGCACGATGACCGTGGATGGCCGCACGCTGGTGCCCGCCGACTACACCATCTACGCCGAGTTTAACCCGCGTGACTTCGAGCAGCACTGGTACGCCACCCAGCTGAACCCGACGCTGATTGACCGCCGCCTGCCGGTGACGATTGAGTCGGTGATTATCCAGGAGGTGCTCAAGCGCCACAACGAGTACCTGGGCCTGGCTATCCTGCAGGGCAACACGAGCCTGACCACCAACCTGAAGTACTTCAACGGCCTCATCACCCGCGCCAAGGCTGACGTGCTGGTACCGAAGGTGGCTTCGCCGGTAGCGCTTACTACCGTCAATATCGGCGACGCCCTTCAGAGCACACTCAACAGCATCTCGCGGGCTGTGCTTTACAATCCGGGCCTGAAGTTCTTCGTGAGCTACAAGACGGCCCAGATTTGGGAGCAATACCAGCGCAACACGCTCTACAAGGGCGTGGACATGACGGCCGCCGGCATCATGCGCTTCGCAGGCCGCACCATCGTGCCGCTCAACGGCATGCCCGACGACACCATCTTCCTGGCCATTGGCTCGGCCGACTCGAACTCGAACCTGTGGGTGGGCATGAACTCGACGGACGACAACACGCTCCAGCTCCAGCGCCTGCAGAATAACAGCGAATTGTACTTCGTGAAGATGCTCATGAAGGTGGACACCAACTACGGCTTCTCGGAAGAAACGGCGCTCTACGCGGTGTAACCTCTGCCAGCCAGCGTCGCCCGCGCGCAACCCGGCCGTCCTTCTTCGGGAGGACGGCCTTTGGCGGCACTGGACAATGCCTTTTTTGGGTACCTAACTAACAGTCAGCCTTATGGCCACTATCAACAACAAAGCGGGTATTCGGGAGACGTTCGCGGCTCGCAAAGACCTCAAGGAAGTACACATCCTGCCCTCAGGCGAGCACTACTTCGATAAGCTGCACGCCACCCACGCGCTGGGTGAAGGACAGGAACTGGTCACGCTCACCTCCGAGAGCGACGAGCTGAAGGAAGACGAGAAGCCCGCCAAGCCCGCTAAGTAAAATGACGGACTCGCAACGCTGCCTGGCGGCCTACGGTGACCCCAGCACGCCCGCTTTCGAAGCGAAATGGCTGGTGCGCCACCCACTGCCGGCGGCGGTGATTCCGCATTTCCCGCTCTATCAGGGCGCCACCAAGCCCACCGCCGTCTACATGCACAAGTTTGCCACGGCGGCGCTTGATGCGGTGCTGTTGGAGCTAGTGGCCACCGGGTTAATCAAGGAGCTGCACACCTATGCCGGCTGCCGGGAGGTGCGCCAAAAGCGCGGCATTGGTGAGTGGAGCATTCACAGCTGGGGCCTGGCACTCGACTTCGACGAGAAGACGGAAGTACTGGGGGGTGCCTGCCACTTCTCGGAGGCTTTCCTCAACGTCTGGCGCAAGCACGGCTGGGTATGTGGCGCGGATTTTATCGGCCGCAAAGACCCCATGCACTTTCAGTACACCAAGTATTTCCCGGCTATCGCCTAGCCCATGCGCAGTGAACGAGCAATTTATCATCGGCCTGGCGGCAACGATTATCCTGGGCCTGATTGGTAGCCTGCTCAAACGCAGCATTGACAGCCTCGACAAGAAACTCGATACCACCTGCAACGCAGTGGAGGCCATGAAGCTGGAAATGGTGGGCTATCAAAAGCTCACCGAGTATCTGAAAGCGGACGTGGAGAGTGGCAAGCAGGAAATCAGCACGTTGCGCAAGTCCTTCACCGAGATGGACAAACTCATTTACGCCAAAGGCTGGCAAACCGGCCACCCCGTTCCACCACCCCGCGACTAAGCCATGCTCCGCGACCTCTGGCAACACCACAAAGCCCCGCTGCTCTGCCTGCTTATCGGCGTGACCACCGGCTGGTTTCTGAGCTGGCACGGCTCGGAGCTGCCGACCATGAGCCACAAGCAGGAGCGGACTACCCGCGCCGACCAGACCCGCTCCTGGCGGGTGGCTACCCTCGACACCGCCCGCGCGGCCAAAGCCGACTCGGCCGCGCGCACCGCCTACGCCAGCGGCCAGGCAATGGCCCGCAATGCCCGCCAGTACCAACGTCTTACGACCCCGAACCATGCGCCGCTTCCTGCTAGCCCTCGCGCTGCCCTTACTGACAACCTTCAGCGCCTCCTCGCAGAATACGGCCACTAGGCCGGTCTGCATTCCTTCTGTACAGGCGGCCCGGATTGCCGATAGCCTGGCCGTGCTGCCCCTGGTGCGCCGGGAGGCCAGCGCCTGGCAGGGTAGCGCCAGCCAGTTTGCCCAGAGCGCCCGCACCTACCGCGCTGCTGACTCACTGCACTACCACGCCTTTCAGCAAGTGCGCGGCGCACTGCAGGACGAACGCCTGCTCACGGCCAACGAAACGGCCAAGATGGATACCTGGCGCCACCGCGCCCGCAAGCGCGGCCTGCTCAATTACCTGCTCACGGCCGCGCTGGGCGGCTCGTTCTACCTGCTTTTCAAGCCCTGATTATGAACCAGCTCTGGCAACGCCTCAAAGCCGATACGCCGCCCTTCTGGCGCAAAGTCCGCAACCTCTCGGCCTCCGCCCTCATCGTGGTGAGCGGCCTGCTGGGCGAGGCGGATAAAGTGGGCGAAGAACTTGCCCACTACCTGCGCTACGCCTTCGTGGCGCTCACCACGGTAGCCGGCACGGCGCAGCTGACGTGCCAGGATAAGAAGGACGATACCCCCACACCGCCTACTCCAACTGCGTAACTATGGCCCTGCCCGACATCCTCATTACCCGCGCCCAGGGTGGGCTCGGCCGCCAGCAGCCCACCAACGACGGTATCAGCGCCCTCATCACCCAGGGCGTAGCCGTGCCCGGCAAGCTGGCGCTTGATACGGACTACGAGCTGCGCAGCCTGCTGGCTGCCGAAGCCATTGGCATCCTGCCCACCGGCATCTTTGCCCTTACCCACGACCACCTCAGCGAGTACTTCCGCCTCTCCCCTGGGGCTGTGCTGATTGTGCGCGTGGTGGCCCAGAGCGTGCCGCTGGCCAGCATCCTCGACCACACCCAGGCGCACGCCAAATCGATGCTGGTGGCCGCTAACGGCCGCATCAAGCAGCTGGCCGTGTGCCTGAACCCGGCCGCCGGCTACGTGCCGGTTACCACCGCCGGCCTGGACGCCGACGTACTGGCCGCGATTCCGCTGGCCCAGGCGCTGGCCACCGAAGAGTTTACCCAGCACCGCCCGGTGCTGGTGGTGCTCGGGGCCTACTCGCTCAGCCACGACCCCGCCACCGCCCCCGACCTTACGGCGCTCGCCAGCGAGTACGTGGCCGTGGTGGCGGGCACCGACGCGGCCGAGCCCACCGAGCCGGCCATCGGTACGCTGCTCGGCGCCCTTTCGGCGGCTAGCGTGCATGAGAGCATCGCCTGGGTGCAGAAGTTCAACCTCACCAGTGGCGGCGCTTTCCTAAACGCCGGCCTGAGCAACGGTGCCACCGTGGCGCAGCTGCTGCCCGGCGATTTGGGCGCGTTTGCCGGCAAGGGCTTCATTGTCGTGCGTCAGCATGCCGGCCTCGACGGGTTCTACTTCTCCGACTCGCCCACGTGCACGGTAGTAAGCAGCGACTACGCCACCATCGAAAACGTGCGCACCGCCAACAAGGCCGCGCGCCTGGTGCGCACCGCCCTGCTGCCGAGCCTCAACGGCCCGCTGCCGGTTAATGCCGACGGCACCTTGCAGGCGCAGGTGATTGGCGAGCTCAGCGGCCGGGCCACGGCCACGCTCAGCGCGGGGCTCGCCCAGCCGGGCGAGGTGTCGGCGCTGAGCGTCTTCATCGACCCCACGCAGAACGTCATCAGCACCTCCAGGCTGGCCGTGGAGGTGCGCATTATCCCGGTCGGCGTAGCGCGGCAGATTACCGTGAACCTGGGCCTCACTACTAACATCTAAGCACCGACATGGCAGCTACGACTGATTTTAAGCCGCTCATCAACGGCCGCGCCTACGACTGGGCCAGCATTCGCTTCCAAGCCCTGGGCCAGACTATTGCCGGCACTACGGCTATCTCCTACGAAGACACCCAGGAGAAGGTCAACAACTTCGGCGCGGGCGTCAATCCCACCAGCCGGGGCCTGGGCAAGATAGAGAGCAAGGCCAGCGTGACGATGGAAATGAAGGAGCTGGAGCGCATTCAGGCCGCGCTACCAGCCGGCGGGCGCATTCAGGATATTCCGGCCTTTCCTATCGTCGTGAGCTACGTGAATCCCAGCAACATGCTGGTCACGCACACGCTGCACGACTGCGAATTCACCAATAACAAGCGCGAAATCAAGACCGGCGACACCAACATCGAGGTGGAGCTGGAGCTGATTATCTCGCACATTACCTGGAGCTAACATGCAAGTAGACCAAGCCCAACTCGACGCCTGGAAGGCCCAATACGGCGATATTTTCCAAATCAGTGTTGCCCTCAACGACTCAGACACCGCTACGGCCTATCTCAAGCCCGCTGACCGCAACGTAATGGCCGTGGCGCTCATGCGCGTAGCCAAAGACCAGATGCTGGAACCCGGCGAATTCATCCTGACCAACTGCTTTATCGGCGGGGATGAGCGGCTGAAGCTCACCACGGGCTTAGCGCAGACGCCCGCCCAAATCTCGGCGGCCCTGGCGGCCGTGGCGCTGGTCAAGACGCTGGAGGCCACGGTAAAAAACGCCTAGCGGCCCCGGTCATATCGGACAAGGCCGATGCCGACTTCGATATCCCGAAAATGGCCGCCATGATTAGCTACTTTTTGCATATTCCCGACCCCGAAAACCTCAGCGATGAGCAGTTCGGGGCAAAGTTTCAACAAGCCGACTGGCTGCGCCGCAACCCGCAGGCGCGGGGCATCAGCCACACCCGACTCCTTGCCTAATCCACACCGTCCTGGCCCCCTGGGGCGGTGTGTTGCTTTTCTACCCTATGTCTACGGCTATCAACTTCGTTTTGCGATTAGAGGACCTGCTGGGTCCGAAGGTCGCCGCGGCCATTCGGGAGGTGCAGAAGCTGGGCCAGCAGGTCGAGAAGCCGCACAAGATGAACGTTGATACCAGCGCTGCCAAAAGTGGCTTGCAGGGTATCAAATCGCTGCTCGGTGGGCTGGGGCTCGCCTTCGGCGCCTTCGAGGCCTTCAATTTTCTCAAGGATTCGGTTACTAAATTCAACGAGGCCGACCAGGCCGGGGCACAGTTTGAGGCCACGCTTAAATCCACCAAGGGCGCGGTGGGCCTGACTAAGGAAGAGCTGCTGGGCCTGAGCACGGCGCTGATGGGCAAGAGCCTCTTCGACGATGACGCCATCACCCAGGCGCAAAGCGTACTGCTCACCTTTACCAACATCAAGGGCAGCGTCTACAAGGATGCACTGCCGGCTATTACCGACCTGGCCACCAAGATGGGTGGCGACCTGCAGGGCGCCACGGTGCAGGTAGGCAAAGCGCTGAATGACCCGATTAAGGGCATCACCGCTTTGCAGCGCGTAGGTGTCAGCTTTTCGGAAAGCCAGAAAGCCACCATTAAGAACCTGGTGCTTACCGGCCACACGGTCGAAGCGCAGGGCATGATTCTAAAGGAGCTAGGCACTGAGTTCGGGGGCTCCGCCGAAGCGGCCAGCAAAGCCGGTACCGGGGGCTGGACGGTGCTCAAGAATAAATTCGACAACATCCGCGAGAGCATCGGCGGGCTGCTCAGCCAGGGCGCGGGCTCCGGGCTGCCGATTCTGAACACCCTCGTAGACCAGGGCCAGAAGGCCGTGGACTGGATTGGCGCCCACCTCGACGGGGTTAAGGAGGCCTTTCGGCCACTGAAAGAAGCGCTGCAGCCGCTACTCGACACCTTTCAAGACCTGTGGGCACAGCAGTACGGCAATGGGGAGGCGGGCGACGTGCTGGCTACGGTCTTCAACCGCATCGGCACGGCCGTGCGCCTCATCTCGCCGGTTATCAAGATTGCCGCTACGCTACTGGGTAAGGTCTGGGAAGAGGGGCAGCACGTGGTCAACGTGCTCACCAAGTTCTGGGAGAGCAGCCCGCGCCTGAAGAAGTTCTTTTCTGGGTTCTACGAAGGAGCACTAGCCACGTTCAAGGGCATCGCCGAAGCCGTGGGCAAGTACCTGGGCGGGGTCGGTGATTTTATCGAGGGCATTTTCACCGGCGACTTTTCCAAGATTAAGGACGGGCTGAAGCAAACGCTCAGCGCCATTGCCGACACCCAGCACGTGGGCGAAAAGGCGGCGGATGGCTTCGTGAAAGGCTACAAAAAGGGCTTCGACAAAACCGACTTGTTTGCCGTGAAAGGCAGCGTGGCAGTGGAGAACAGCGCCAGCAAATTCATGGCCGGCGATAAGCCCGGGGCTAGCCACGCGCAGGCCATGACGGCCGACGCCAGCAAGGGCGCAGTGGGCGGCAGCGTGGGCGGCTCGAAGGTGACCAACATCACGCTGCGCATCGACACGCTCATGCGCGAAGTGAAGCTCAGCGGCACCACGATGGGCGAGAGCGTGCAGGATTTGGCACAGAAAATCCGTGATACCGTCGTCGCAGAATTACTTGATGTGAATACTCTGACCAGCAATTAACCATGTCCTATGCCCTATCCCCTGAGCTTGCCGTCGACAGCCTGAAAGGGCGCGGGCTGGCCGTGGGCACTGACCGGGCCAGCGCCGGACTCGGTGGCTCGCCAGGAATTCCGATAGACTTACGGGCCTTAACCGCCGAGGCCTTCGGCTACTCGGGTCTGCGCCGCTTCCAGGTGCCAGCGGGCCAGGGTCAGCAGGGCAACGGCGGCTTCTACGCCACCCAGGCCGGGCAGCTGGCCACCACGGCCCCAACCAACATGTTCGGGCTGCCGGTCTTCCTGCAGGTCAATTTCCACGCGGCCACTAACCCCGTGACTTTGGACCTAGCAAACGGGCTAGCCCTGCTCGACCCGATTGTGACGGTGGAGGCGCCGATGAATGTCATCAAAACGCCGATTCAGGGCCGCAAGGGCACGGTGAAAGAGTACATCAGCCAGGGCGATTACGGCGTGACGATTCGCGCCATCCTGGCCACCGATGTGCACGCGGCCGACCGCTTTGCCTATCCGCTGCCCTTGGTGCAAAAGCTGCGGGCGCTGTGTGAGCTGGGGGTAGCGCTGCCAGTGTCTGGCTTTTTGCTCGATACCTACGGCATCAAAAACCTGGTCGTCGAGAACGTGCGCTACGAGGCCTTGCCGGGCTTTGTGAACCTGCAAGCCTACGAGCTGCAATGCGTGAGTGACGACCCGATTGAACTGGCATTTTAGGTATAAGAATCTTGGATTGCTGCCCGCTGCGGGCCTGCTTGCATCATGTTTACGCTGTCCTGCTTGCTGACCATCGGCTCGTTACCAGCGCTGAATTTCTGCCACGAAATCAGCATCGAAAGCGCGTGGGCGAAGTTCACCGACACGGCCGTCATCACCTTGCCGCGCAAGGTGAAAGTGGTAGGCTCGGGTCAGCTGCCTGACCTGATTTCGGTAGGGGACGCGGTGACTATTCAATACGGCTACGATGGCCAGCTGCGCACTGAGTTTACCGGCTACGTGTCGGAATTAAAGCCCGGCACGCCATTCCAGGTTAAGTGCGAAGACCAAATGTGGGCGCTCAAACGCCTGGCGCTGCCGAGCAAATCCTGGCGCTCGGTGACGCTGCATGAGCTACTGGTCTACATCCGCGACCAGTCAGGCCTGAGCTTCGACATCCGCGAGCTAGGCGGGCTCACGGTGGGCAAGTACCAGATTAACCAAGCCACCGGCGCGCAGGTCTTCGACGACCTGAAAAAGCGCTTTGGGCTGAACTGTTTTTTTCGGCAAGGGGTACTGGTCGCTGGCCAGCCTTACGACGCGGCCACCGCCACCACGCACCGCTACGGCTTTCGGCAAAACATCATCGACAGCGATTTAGCCTATACCCAGGCCACTGACGTGGCGCTGCACTTTCGCGCCACCAGCACCGACCCAAGTACTGGCAAGAAAATTCAGGTTGACGCCTCGGGCGTGGTAAAGACCAAGAAAGCCAAGGGCGACACGACAGCCCTGGTAACGGCCCTGAGCGCCGGCCTGGCCAAGGGCGAGCTGCGCACGCTCATCGGCCCGCCCGGGCTGACGGCTAGCCAACTACTAGCCTGGGTGCAGCAGGAGGCCGCCCGCCTGCAGTTCGACGGCTACCGGGGCGGGCTCACCTCGTTTGGGGTACCGCTGGCTGAGCACGGCGATATCGCCACCATCAGCGACCCCGACTACCCCGAGCGGGCCGGGGCCTACTACATCGACGCGGTCACTAAAACCTTCGGGGTGAATGGCAGCCGCCGCAAACTCAAACTCGGACCCAAAGCCTGATGCGTGACGAATTAGCCCGTTTTGTAGATAGCCGCATCCCGGTGCAAGTCATTGGCGGCACGGTCGTGCGCGTGGACCAAACGCGCGCCGTGTGCGACGTGCAGCCCGCCGACGACCACGCGCCGGAATTGCTCGACGTGCAGCTGCGGGCGGTAGACGATGGCAGCTCCAAGGGCTTCGTGCTCTGGCCGGTAGTAGGCTCGCTCGTGTTGGTAGGCCTCGTCGAAAACGACCCCAACCACTGCGTAGTGCTGCAAACCAGTCGGGTCGAGGCTTTCACGCTGGCCAGCCAGACTGATAGCCTGGCCGCGCTGCTGGCCGACCTCTTGGCGGCCATCGAGCATCTCACCGTCACCACGGCCGTCGGACCCAGCGGCCCGCCCATTAACCTGCCTGCTTTTCAACAACTGGCCCAGCGGGCCGCCACGCTTTTCCGCTCCTAGTTATGCTCGATACCATCGCCGCCGAAAAGGCTGTTTTCGACCTACTCACCGACCAGGCCACGCGCACGGACCACTATGTGAAAGCTCGCCAGGATTTTGCGCATGAGTTGGTGGCAGTCATGGCCGACCTCATCCGCTCGGGCACGGTCACCGGTACCGTGACGACCACGGGCTCAGCTACCACCCAAACCGGCCCGCTCACGGGCGGCAAAATCGCTTAGCATGCTGGCCACCGACCTGCTACTTACCACAAACTATGACCTGGCCTTCACCGAGGCCGGCGACCTGGCCGTGGGCGCGAGCGATGCCCAGCACATCAGTCTGCTGCTGCTCACCAGCCAAGGTGAGTGGCGGGCCGACCCGCTGGTGGGCGTGGGCCTGCGCCAGTACCAAAGTGGGCCGCTGGGCCCGGCTGAAACGGCCGCCTTGCAGCGCGAGGTGGCCGTGCAGCTGGAGCGCGACGGCTACCAGGTGCTGGAAAATGACTTATCCAATCTGGCTGCGGCCAAGCTAAACGCCGTGCGCTTATGAGCCAGACCCTTGTAACCGCCGGCCAGTCGCTCGTCGATGTAGCCCTGCAGGAGCTGGGCAGCGTGGAAACGCTCTTCGACCTGGCCGATGCGCAAGGGCTGGCCATCACCGACCTGCTTACCCCTGGCCAGGTGTTGACCGTGCCCGCTTCGGTGGCTAGCCAACCGGGCATCGTGACCTACTTCAGCCAGCGCACCCAGCGCATCAACACGGGCGATGAGGCGGTACCCGTGCCGCCGCTTAATGCGCAGCGCTATTTCTCCAACCTGTTTTTCAGCCCCGACACCTACGCCTAAATGGGACAATTAGCGATTGATATTCACGACGCGGCCACCGTTATCCCGCCCGCGCCCGTCACCGACCCGGCCCAACTCTTAACCGGTCCGCAGCTGCTGGCCATCTTCGCCAGGGTGGAAGCGGCCGTGGCCGCCCTGGAGCTACGCGCCGCGGGCAGCGAGATTCACAGCGGAGCCGGCGCACCCGGCAACCTGTTCGGCAACGACCTCGACTTGTACGTGAACACCACCAACGGCGACCTCTACGGGAAGGACGCAGGCGCGTGGAGCTTCCTACTCAACCTGCGCGGGCCGCAAGGGCTGCCGGGTAAGGATGGGGCCACGGGTGCCACTGGGGCCACGGGGGCCACGGGTGCTAAAGGGGCCACGGGTGCCGCTGGCCAGAACGGCAGCAACGGCAGCAATGGGGTGGATGGCAACCGCATTACGGCTCCGGCCGCCGCGCCCGCCCCAGCGACGGCAGAGTCGGCGACCTGGCTATCGTGGCCACGACGGGCGACCTGCAGGAGAAAACCAGCACGGGCTGGGTGACACGCGGCAACCTGAAAGGGCCCGCTGGCAAGGACGGGGCCAACGGTACCGGGGGCGGCAGTAGTCCCTACACGCTACCCGTCGCCTCGGCACTGGCCCTGGGGGGCGTCAAGAGCGCGGGCGCGGGGCTAGTGGGCAACGTGGTAGTGAACGCCGATGGGTCGATGAGTGCGCCCAGCGGCGGGGGCGGGTCGGCCAGCTTCCCGGCGCAGAGTGCGGCCACGAATGGCCAGTACCTGCAAAGCACCGGCGTTGCTGGTGCGGAGGCCTGGGCGGGCATGAAAATCGGCTACGTGCTGCGCTTTCTTAATGCTGACATGCAGGAACCGCTGCGGTTTTTTCGCGCGACCACGCTCTACCGCATGGAGGTGGATGCCGGCATTGCCACGCTGAGCTATGCCATCAACGGGGCGGCCAGCACGCCGGTGCCGCTCGTCAGTAATGTGTGGACGGGCAGCCTACAGATTCCAGCCAAGGCCAGCGTGGTGTGGAGCATTACTTATAATACGAATTACAACGAAGGCAATGTTGAATTGCTCGGCTACGAACTCTCAACCCCTTAAGCACTCAGCTCCTATACAATGGCTCATAATTTTCGGATAGCCACTACCGGCACCGGCGTATATCTCTCAAAGGCTGGGGACGATGCCAACAGCGGTACTGCCGACGCCCCGATTAAGACGCTCAGCCGGCTGGCCACGTTCAATCAGACCGGCAGCGCTACCAGCGTAATTGGGACCGGCACTTACGTGCTGCCCAGCGATTGGAACGGGCGCTTTGGGACGTTTTTCGCGGATGGCATTGTGAAAATCCTTGGTGACACGCAAACCACGGCGCAGCTCATTGCCGCCAACGGGTCCTACGTGCACAACGTCATTTTCGATAAGTTTGCCGGGTTTGGGTTTCGACCCAATCCCTACGACGGCGATTGTCAGTATTTCGCCTGCATTTTCAAAGTGCTACCCGATTTTGCGGGGCAGGTCAATAGCAGCGCGACTTCTAACACCTCGTTTTTCGACTGTATTCTTTACGGCGTCAACGCCGACCTAGGCAAAAGCAACTTCAGCCGCTGCCTCTTCATCAATTGCACCATCACGGTCAGCTCCGTAAGTGATTCCTACATTGATAGCACCAGCGCCATCGCCGCGCAAAGCGCCAGCAACAACAACGTAGACCCGGGCTGCAACACAGCGGCGGGCCGGGGCCTCAATGTGGCGGGGGCGGGGTGGAGTCTCACCAGCCCCAGCGGCATTCACGCCCTGCCGCTGTTCAACTCGCTGGTAAAAGAGGATTACACCTTGCGGGCATCATCTCCCCACATCCTCACTGGCATCGGCCCGGCGCAGTACCGCTACGCCAACAGTTTTTACGTGGAATACACGGGTAGCGCGGCGGATACGGCCAGCCTGGCTAATACGCACCTGCGCGCCACTGGCACGAACGTAGTAGTGCCGCTGCTCGACATCACCACCGGCAGTGAGGCGCTAGAGGTGAATAGCCAGGGCGGCCTGGTGCTGCAAGCCACCACGACGAGCGACGGCATGGCCAGCTTGACCACGGGCCGCATCCCGTTTGCGGACGTGGCCGACGAGATGACCGTAATGCTGCTGAAGGCGGGCCTGAATTTCGACACCAGCTACCCGGCGCTGGAAAGTCAGTTCAATTTTAACCAACCGGAAATATTTAACAACAACGTGCCCGACTTCAGCAACTACGCGCCGGGCACGGCGGGCCGCAATCCCAACCGCCTGAGCTACCGGATGCGGTGGAGCACCAAGCTCAATCCCAATGCCGACCTGGCGAATGTGAGCGACTGGATTACGGGCACGAAGTTCATTGAATTCGAGTGGAACCAGAAGCCTCTATGGAACCCGGCTACCGGGGTGGGCAATGGGGAGGCCGGTTATGACCCCGCCACGGGGGTACCCATCCAATGCACCTACTACCAGCTTGCCATCAGCCTGCGCAATAACTACTACCACTAATACCAGCTACCACCAATGGCCTTCGATAAAGAAAGCGTGCCCGGTTTTTTCGGCTGGGCACCCCAGGGGCGGCGCGTGGTGGCCGACACGGCGGGCCTGTTCGGCTGGTCGGCCGGGCGGGCCACGAACCTGCTCATCACCTTTCAGGCGCCCGCCGGGGCTAGCGCGGTGCGCCAGCCCCTGACGCTGAAGCTGGAATATGCCGGCAATACCGTCCTAATTTCCTACGACCCGAATTTTCCGCGCCTCGAACGTCAGGTGCCGGCCAATACGCCCATTACCCTTTCGACCAGCAGTACCTATTACCAGCCCACCAGTGACACGTTCCAGATTGGGACGAACCAGGTACTGAGCCGCGTCATTCAACTTGATTTCGGTGCACCCTCCGTGGCCACCATCCTGCAAAAACACTACTACTAAATGGCCCGCACCTTCGCAGCAATCACGGCGGAACTCGATACCGCCAAAGCGGGCTTCCCAGCCCTGGCCCCGCTCAATTCGCCTAGCGCCACCAGTATCTGGGGGCTGCTGCGCTTCATCGTGGCCACGGCAGCCCAGACGCTGGAAACGCTCTGGGACCGCCACACGGCCGAAGTGGATGCCATCGTGGCACGGGCGGCAGTCGGTACGCCCGGCTGGTATGCCGACCGGGCGAAAGAGTTTCAGAAAGACGATGGCAGCCTGGCCGTGCAACCGTCCGGCGCGATTGGCTACGCCACCAACAACCCAGCGGCCCGCATCATCACCCAGGCCACGGCCAAGGAGAATAGTACGACCGGCAAGCTCTTCATCAAGGTAGCCAAGGCGGGCGCGGTGGCGGGTGCGCTCGCCCCGCTCTCAGCCCCTGAGCTGGTGGAGGTGAAAGGCTATTTTGATAGGATACGGTTTGCGGGCACCCGCCTGGAAGTGGTGAGCCGCGACGCCGACCGACTTCAGGTGAGCGGCACCGTGTACTACGACCCGCTCTTGGATGTGCCGACCGTACAAGCTGCCGTGCTGAAAGCGGCTCAGGCGTACCTGGCCAGCCTCGACTTTGATGGCCAGGTGTACGTGAGCCGCCTCACCGACTACCTGCAAGCCGTGCCCGGCGTGAAGGACGTGGCCCCGCTGCATCTGGCCGCACGCGTGGGCACGGCCGCCCCGCTGGCTTTTGACCGCCTTTACGAAACGCAGGCGGGCTACATTATTTTGGAAGACACGCCGGGCGCGGGTTTGCTCAACACCCTTCAATTCGTGCCCAATGCCTAACGTGCCCCGCTACCGGGTAGATTTTGCGCGCCTGGCGCTGCTGCTGCTGCCCTCCCTGCTCAGGCGGCCCCGGCTGCTGGCGCTGTGCCAGTGGCTACTTACTCCAGTGGCCACCCTCTACGCCCGATTTATAAGCTACGAAGCCTACGTGCGCCGCGAGCTGAGCTACAACAGCCAGGTCCTGCTGTTTGAAGAGGCGCTGAACGACCACTACGATGCGGCCGTGCGGCGCATCTACATCACGAACACCGATGTGGAGCTGCAACCCGTCTACGTCAACTTCGTGGCCGAAAACCAGCCAAATCCAGCGCTGTATTTCGTGGCCGAAAATCAGCCACCCGTCTACCTTTTCAACTGGGTGGAGTTCAGCCAGCAGGCCGATTTCATTGTGCACGCCCCGGCCATTCTTAGGCCCAAAGCCAGCCAGTTGCACGCGGCTATCAAGCGCCTCAAACTGGCCAATAAACACTACCTCTTAGTCTTTTTCTAAATGAACACGCTGCAACTCGAAACCGGCGGGCGGCCGGTCGCCAACGATGATTTTCAAACGCTTCAGGACATCCATCAAGTGCTGAGCCTACCGGCGCTATTGGCCTCGGTTGGCCCCTGCGTGGTGAGCGGGTGCCGCGTGTACCAGACAGGCAGCCAGTACAACGTGGGCGCGGGCGTGGTGTGGGACGGGGCCAATTTGCTCGACTTCACGGGCCGCAGCAACGTGAGTTTGCCGGCCATGTTTGCGCCTGGCGCCGTGGTGGTGGTAGATGAGCGGGCCTATCAGACGGGCGGCACCAAAACCGCTATCAAAGGCCAGACGATGGATTTAGTGCCGTTACTAGCTGGGGCGCCGAACCTGGTTGTTAACACCTATGGCGCACTCACGTTGTGGCATCGCATACAGGAAAAAACACGTGGTAAATTCGAGATTCAAACATTAGGCAGCGCGGCTTACGTGTCCGCCAACTACGACCATGACGGCCTGGGACTACCAGGCACCGAAGCCTGGGGCTGGGCGCTGGCCAACGGCCTGCATAACACCGATGACCTGCAGGGCCGCACCGTAGCCGGCCTGGACCCGGCCAACGCAGATTATGCCCTAGGCGCAGCAGGCGGGCAAAATTCAATCACTTTAACTACGGCCAATTTACCAGCAAACCCGCCTAATACACCCGTGTTTTTAGCCTACACCGGCAATCCTAACGGTATGAACATCGTGCCTAGTGGTAACAATGGCTGGGAGGGGCGCCAAACCCCGGCTGGCAATGGCACGCCTATAGATACTCGGATGCCATACAGGGCGCTGCTGGTGCGCCAGTGGGTAGGATTCTAGGCAACTTACCTTAAAAGGTAAGCCCCGTCCCTACTGGCCGGGGCTTTTCTTTGCACCATGTACACTGCTGCCCGCCTACGTCGTGCCCAGCGCCGCAATCGCCTGCTACTCTACGCTGCCGTAGGCCTACTAACATTGGCCGTGAATCGGTGCGTAGCCTGGCACGCCAACCCGTCAAAGCCAGTATCCGAGCCCCTGGCCAGCTAGTATATTCTTAGGGCATGACCTTCTACGCCTTCCGCCTGCTCTCGCCCGTGGTGCAGCTCTACTGGGTGCTCAAGCACGGCACCTTCCTGGCCCAGCGCTGGGAAGCCGACGATGAGGGCGTCAACCTCTACTACTGCGCCGACGAGGGCCGCGGCTTCTTTGTCGAGGTCGGCGTGGACTATGGTCAGGAGCAGCCGGTGGTACTCCGGAGCTTTGTGAGTAGCGTGCCGCTGGAGGATTACAGCTACTACGTGCGACTACCGGAGTTGGGAACTTAGCCCAGCGACTACAAGCCTCGCCGACGCCGGCGTGCAGGCATGTCCTCTTCGCGGGTCAAGGCCGGGTGCAGTTGGTGCTCGTAGTAGCAATCCCAGTGACCGTCGTCAATACGGTACACGGGCGCCTCGTGGGGCTGGCTGATGATATTGGGGACTACTTGCTTGCCGCGCCAAATGACACGCTGCATGGGCGCGCCCTGGGCCAATTTCACGAAGCTGCCGATGACGTACTTAAAGAAGGGTTGTGGGCGACGCATGGGCGGCAT